ACGTCGAGTCCATCAAAGTAATATGTCAAAACTAGATGAGGATGGAAAGCCTACATATAGAGAAGACGGAAAAGTATTAAAGAGCAAAAACTACCAACCACCTACATTAACTGATCTCGTCTAATGACAAGTTTAATATCTCGAACTGGAAGAGTTCAAAACTGGATTGACGATCCAGAATCACGTCTACCCGTATCATGCACTGTCTTCACGGTTGAAGACTCAATGGAGGGTCCAAATGGAATCGAAGCAAGTTGGAGATTCGTCTCTCATGCACTCAGATATGGAGCAGGAGTTGCTGTCCATCTATCAAAGCTCAGACCCAAAGGAAGTGAAAATGGCAAAGGTCTTAATGCTTCTGGACCAGTATCCTTTGGAAAAATCTACTCAAGTTTAAATGACATACTAAGACGTGGTGGACAGAGATTCAAAAAAGGCGCGTGCGTTCTTCATCTGGACTTGGATCATCCTGACATTGTTGACTTTATTACTACTCCTAGATCCGAACTCCCATGGGTTAAAAGGTGTGTCAACATTAATGATGAAAAATGGAAAAACGCTAATCAGACAACCAGGGATGCGTTGATATATGGCATCAGGTCGGGTGACATATGGCTAAATAAAACTAAATACGATAAAAATGGAAAAAGAATCAGAGGAAATGTATGCCTTGAGGTTTACCTGCCATCACGGGGAACATGCCTCTTATCCCATCTCAATACGGGTGCCTGTAGAATCTCCGACTTGCAGCGTGGTTTCATTGAGGGTATGCGAAGTCTGTGCGAACTACATAGTAAAACAGGCGTTGACAATAGTGGAGAATACCTTTCACCCGACACGGACAAGCAAGTCGGACTTGGATTGCTTGGATTAGCAAACCTGCTAAGGCAAAACAATATCACCTACGAACAGTTTGGTGATGCACTACAAGCAGTAAATGATGGTATACCTGGATTAGG